TTCGTTTTTCTGGTTAATAACAAAGCTCAGGCCCAGTCCATTGGTCTCGCAGTAGTCGTCCAGATCCTGCAGGCCCGTCAGGTCCAGCTCGCTCGAGTCCTGTTCGATTTCGTTCACGCATAAATCGTATACAATTTGCGCGGGCTGCGCGTCCATAATCACGTGCTGAACCGCCCGGTGATAATTGCTGCGCTCGTATCCGATTACCAGCGTGCCGTCCGGACCAGCCTTTACCTTTGCTTCGCCCAGCGTCCCGCTATAACTGTCGTCCGCCCACCAGGTACTGATATCGGTCTCGCGTCTAAATTCCAGGGTATGCCCGTGGTCCTTGTTGTATCCGTATATCCGGATAAACGAACCGCTGCCCGCTGACCGGATCATCACCAGCTCATCGCTGCCCGGTAATGCCACGACCGATCGGGCGTCCACGGATGTCGTGAAAGCCAGCTGTTCTATTTCGGCAAAGGTATCGATGTTCAGGCTATAAAGTTTTTGCGCTATCTGCTCGCTCACGAATGCAAAGTCGTCCGTGACGGTCAGGCCGCCTCCTGCAGTAAGGGTTCCCGATATATCGAATTCCGTGGGAGTCTCGTTTGTCGCGCCCCACGGAAAACGCAGCACCTTGCAAATCGTGTTGTAATTGCTGTACAGGACATACGTGTATGAGGAGTTGTGGCAGATCGATCCCCGGGTCAGGTTTGAAACGCTGCTCGCAATTTCGGTCTGCGTTACGCCGCGTGTATTCCGGGTGTTGCCATTGTAGTCCGTATAGGTCAGGGCAAGGATATCGCCTTTATAATTTTGGTTCAGCTGGATCTCCGTCACGAACAGGTCGCTGCCGTTCTTGTAATGCAAAAGATAGAGCGTGCGTTTGTTCCCGGTCTCGATTATGTCAAGGTCAAATATTCCTTGCGAGTACGGACTGGTCTCCAAGTCCAGGGCGTCGAGGTTGATCTGCTTTTTGAGCGTCGTCATGTCCCGATCGTAAATCTTGAGCGACGAGCTGCTCAGGCTGTCCCGGCCGACCATCACAACGTCGCCCTCGCTGGTCTTAACCGAAAATCCGTATGCTCCGGTCGTGGCATTCCCCACGCCGGCAACATAATTAAATAAATGCGCCGAGTCTCCGGCGTCGCTGTTGTACGGATATCTGTGAGCTTCGGCCTGCACCAGCGGGGCGCTTGCGCTGCCGGTGCCGAGCGGCAGGTCGTTGAATATCAGGTGCGCCAGCGTCCGGTAATTTACGGGGCTCGTTGTCTGATCGGTCATCACCGTGCTGGCAATCTGGTCCGTCGCTCCGTCGTAGAATGTTACGCTCGTCCCGCCTTCCCAGTAGAAAAATTCGTTGTTTGTCCACATGCGGGTCATTGCCACGTACGGTCCCCGGCAAAGCCCGAGCGCTCCGTCCATATAATAATTGTAATCCACGATCTGCTTTTTGCTTCCGGCTCCGCCCATTCCCTTGCCGCCGGTGTCTGCGTATACCGCGTCCTCGGTCAGTGCGCCTTTCCAAAAATAATTGCCGGCGACTTTTACCGTGCCGTAAACTATCGGAATCGGGATCCCGCTCTGCGCGGTATTAATATTGTACGCCGTGAGCGGATCCGGCTGCGGCATGTCGTATGGAAAAAGCCAGGCGCCCAATGCCCCGCCGACAACTCCCCCGATCGGTCCGCCGACTTTATAGCCGACGAGGGTCAGGGCCGTGCGGGCTATTGATTTTTGGGTATTATCGCCCATTCTCTTTTATCCTGTATACGCAAACCACTTTTGTCCATAACGATCTCAGCGGATGCCTCCGGACTCGATCCCCGCTTACGGCGTGAATAACCACGTCGCCTTCCATCAAGATTCCCATATGGCAGGGCGTGCCGTTCTGGTCCTTCATTAGAACAACGTCGTCCTCTTGCCGCTGCTCGATCGGATATCTGTCCGCCCACTTTTCAAGCTCCCGGGTGAATGTCTCGACGTCCAGCTGCTCGCTGTTCGCCAGATTCCAGTCGCGGCTCAGCTGAAACGGCGGCCGGTAGCCGGGCGGCAGCGCCCCGAACTCTTTGGCGACGGCCGTGGCGAATCGCTCGCAGTCCACGCCCTTGCCTTTGACTTCACAGGCCCACCGATAGGGCGTGCCCATCCATTCCATTGCTATCTCGCTCATGGATCTCAACCGCCGTCCTCTCGAACTGGTATGTCCGGAAACCCGAAAAAATTAGCCTCGTTACTAAATCGGGCTTTGCATGTCGCGTATTCTCTTCGGCATTGTGGGTATAGTGCGTAGGTCTCACCGGCCGACGGCACTCCCGTCAGCTGCTTTAGTATCGTAAATTGTCCGCTCTGGCTGGCCACTACCATCCGGGTTTCGTCGTCCTCGTCCCCGCTCGTTACTTCCAGATATCCAAATTGAAAATAATTATCTGCCTCGGTCCTGGCCGAGTCCTGCAGAACGGTCGCCGTGCATCCGGCGTCGAATGTGCCGGTCACCGAATGATCGGCTTTTACCAGCCCGCACCATTGGTTGTATATCCGGTATTGGCAGCTCGCCTCATAATCGTATTTGGGAACCATCCGATTATAAATATTCAGGTCTGATTTGAATTTGATTTGCACGGTCGTGAAATTGAAAGTCACGTCCGCCGCCTTGCCCTTGAAAACCGACCGCCATTTCGTTGTGTCAGTCCGATTCACCCAGTAGACCTGTATGATCGCGTTTTTTAATGAGCCGGTTCTCAGGTCTGCCGGTGTTATGTAATCCGAATGCCTGGGCAGAATCACGTCCTTGTTTAACGCCTGCAGGCTGGTCATGCGCGGGACCGGCTGGCTGCGCATTGGTATCCGCGTGTAGGTCTGTCCGCCGAATGCAAAGCTCTTTTCCCACTCGTTGAAATAATACACCGTGCCGTCCGCGAGCGTGATTTTGATCAGCTCGATCAGCTTTAGCGGGGTCTCGGTCGGGTCGATGTCGGTCATACGTCTATCAGTTCCTCTTCCAGCTGCACGCCGTCGACATTGAAAATATTATAATCGTCCTCCGTGAACGGCAGGGTGTCCTCTGAAAAAAATACGCGGCGGTAAAATTCGCAGGTAACGGTCACCGCCCCGGCCGGTTCTTTTCCGGCCTTAAAGATAACGCGCCCGTCATCGACGTACGTGATGTCGTAATCCACGCCCTCGGTCTGAGTCACTCCAGCGTCCTTGACGGTCAGCGTCCCGCTCTTGATGTTCCAGCGGCTGAAGTCGTTCTCCGTAATCTGGAACGTGGTTTCGCTTCCGTCGCCCGTGCCTATGTTCTCGTCCGTCAGTTCAAAGAAACGAGGATCCTTAAACAGAAAGGTGTCGACGCTTCCGTATCGGGCATCAAAAAAATCCATCAGGCTCGTGAAATCCGTGAGCGTCAGAACGTTGAAATTCATTCGATAAAACTTCTTGTCGTGGTCGCTATTCTGGAAAACTTTGCGCGTCCCGGCCTCGCTCCGGACTATGGTATTCCGGAACGCCGGGATCCGCTCAAGCGGGTATGCCCATGTCGCGCTCACCTCGTCATTAAAAACCAGATTGCTCATCCTCTATATCCCCTTACGCCATCGCGCCGGATGCCGCCCATTGCCCCGACTATCGCGTCCTGATTTCTTTGCAGAAAATCATAAAAACTCGTGGGGTCCATTGCGCTGATATAATTGTTTGTCGTCGGCCCCGCTGCTTTGCCGCCGCCGCCTTCGCGGATCATCTGGTACAGGTTCTGCTGATCCCGGCCGGTCAATACGATCTCGCCCTTGGTCAGCATCTTCGGCACCAGATCACGGCCCGCCCGGCCGCCGACCGGTCCGCCGAATGCCAGCCCTTCCATTTCTCCCGTCGCCGGATTAAACCCCATGTCGCCCGTTCCAGCTGCGGCCGCCGGGCCCGGTGCAAATGCGGCTATCAATTTCAATGATGCCTGCTGCGCGATTATCTGATTGATTGCCGAGCTAAAACTCCGGAACATATCCTCCAGGTTTGCCAGCTCGCCCTCCATCACGTCAAAGAAAACCGTTTGAACCGTATCGGCCGCGGCCTTCCATATATCCATCATCACGCCGCCCGCTTTTTTGTATTCCTCAAGCATTTCCTGAAAGCGTTCCTTGATGGTCAGCACTTTTTCGGCGTTGAAATTCCAGCTGTCGTTTAGTTCTTGCATCGCGCTATTTGTATCGCCCAGCGTCGCGTTCAATCCCTTGACGTTTGTGTCGGTATCGGTCACCGTCTTGTCCGGTGCTTTTTCGCCGGGTTTTCCGTTAAATAAATCCGCGAACGAAAAATCGGCCTCTCCGCTCAATAGCTTTTTCAGGTTGTTTATCTGATCAAACTTTGCCTGTGCTGATGCCTGCAGTTTTTCTTGATATACCAGTTGGTTCTTGAGCGCCGCGACCTCTTCCTTCCGCAGCGAGATCGATTCGGCCTGCTCTCTTGCAATAATTTTCCTCAGTTCGGCCGCTCGCTCGGTCAGTCCCATTTTGTCAAGATAGTCCAGCTCGCTTTGATATGCGGGATCCACAGAGCTACCGACTCCGCCCTCGAGCTTTGCCCGGGTCGAGCTTATGTCCTGATTGATTTTAATCAATGCCTTATGCGTCCGGCTGGCCTCGTCCTCGACCGAGTCCGCCAGTCCCAGCGCAGCCAAGCCCTGGAAGAGCTTGCCCATCAACTGGAAAAGTTTCTGAAAAGCCATCGACATCGAACTCACCATATTCATAACCGTCTGAGCGATTGCCGGTAGGTTTGCAATTATTGTTCCGGCCGTGTCCGCCCAGCGCTGCACGTTATCAATCCAGTCGTCCAGCAATTCGTTGATTTTGCCGGTGGCTATCATCTCGTTGAATTTCTTTCGGAACGAAGCCACGACGTTGCCTATGATTTCCCCTATGCGCTTTATCCGGCTCACCACATCCTCGCTGCGCAAAAAGTCCCGGATGTCCTCGCCCACTTTTTTCACTTCCTCAAAGATTCCGGCGTTTGCGATTTCGAGTTTGATAATTGTCAAACTATCAGATATCATGGACTGGATTCCCGTCCAGGTTGTGGCCAGTTTTTTGCTCATTCCGGCAATCCCGAACTGGGGGTCCGTCAACATCCGCGCCACGGCCTTCTGGAATTCCGGCAGGCTCAATTTGGTTATGTCGTCGATCCCCATCTTGGTCTGCATAATGCCCTTGAAGATCGCGCCCGGGCCTCGTGTCAGAAAGTTTCCCTGCCTCCATGCGCGTCCCATCACTGTGGCCATCATGTCCATTGATACGCCCGCTGCGGCCGCCGCGTCCGCCACGCCTACGATCGCCTCCTCCACGTCCTCGCCCAGCACACCGAAGGCCTGAAGCCGTTTGGCGGAGCCCGCTATCTCGTCAATCGTAAACGGGATTTTCTTGGCAATATCCCATAGCTGACTGAATACCCGGTCGCCCGCTTCGGCGCTGCCCTTGAGCGTCTGGATCTGAATGCGCAGCTTCTCAAAGTTATCGGCCGTCTGGACCGCGCTCTTCGCCAGGTTCACGGTCATGTCGATCATTTTCTTTGTCGCGTATACGCCCGCGCCCAGCACTGCGGCCTCAAATGCAAAAACCGCCATCTCGCCTTTTTTGAAGATTTCCTTTAGCAGGTTGCCGCTTTTTTTTGCCCGCTTATTCATTGAGTCAAATGCCGCGCGGGTCTCGTCGATTGCCCGCAGGATTATCACCATTTGTTGTTCGTCAATTTTAACGCCCATTATCGGCCTCCCTTATCCTTCGCCATCTGCTCCATGACCTCGGCCCTAATTGCTGCCACGGTATTCATGCGCGACATCAGCCATTTTGGTTGATCGAATATTCCGCCGGGGAGCGGTAAAAATCCCCGCGAGTAATGCGAATAGATTTCCAGCAGCCACCACGTTTCTTCCGTGATGATCGAAATGGGGCAGCGGTATGATCGCTCTCCCGTTTTTTTGTCCGTGAAAACCGGTGCCGGTGCGTTCTCTATACATCCGCGCTTCTCCCGTGTAGCCCTTGCCTTTTTGATCTCGTATTCGGCATCGCTGCGAGGCTGGCATTGGGCACATGTCCAGCCTTTGGCGAGAAACGATACCGCTATTTCGAGTTTTTTGCCGTCTCCGGGGGGGTTGTAGAGCGCATGATCGCATCGGCCACAATTTCAACCGCCAAGAACATATTGACCCGGTTCCAGTAGTCCGCTCCGGGCCCGGACTTCAGTTCGCCGTTTTCGTCCTGGAAGTTTCGCACTTCGATTATATGGTCCTTCAGAAAATCTCTGATTACGCACATCGCCCTTTTGCCGTCAGGCCCGAGAATGGTTGCCGCCAGTTCCTTGCTCTGCGCCCCAGTGGTATTGCCTGCCGGTTGCATCAGCTGGAAAGCGGAAAAAACCGGCATATAAACATCTATGTCCAGCGGCTTCATATCAAATTCGGTCTGTTTGTCCCCCGTGTCGGCAGCGGAGATAAAAACGTATTTTGTAAGCGACATCATTTTCACGGCCATTGTTTTTCCTTCCTAAAAATGCGGGGGGGTTTCTCTCTTTAAACCCAGTAGAACCCGCTGGTTGCAGTATGGAGTTTAGTAATTAAACTCTCGTTTTAGAGCATTCGGAACTTGAATTCGTCGTCGTCTCCGGTCAGCTCGGCTTCAATGTTGAATATGTTTATGCCGTCCCGGGTGTCCGGATTCACGGCCGTCAGCTGCGCGGCCGGCAGGCGGACTTTCACCTGGTTCCCGCTAACGCTGCCGATAGTGAATACCGTGGCAAATTCCGTGCTGGCCTTAAACAGGGTATAAAAGTTATTGGTCGCCAGCAGCACCGCCTCCGGATCCACACCGAACGTTCCTTCCCGCTTTGTGATCCGCAGGCCGTACAGTCCCTCGTCGCTATTCAGGTCCGGCACGCGGCTGATAACGTTCCCCAAATTGACGTTGATCGCCGAGGCCCGGGCTGCGTAGTCGTTGATCGTGAAAGTCATGCTTTCACAGATCGGCGGCAGCTCGTTGTTTGTGAATGTGGGCGTGGGCAGCGCCTGGTCCGACGGGTCATTGTACTTGCCCTGGAATTCAAAACTCAGTTTGGCAAATTCACCGGCCACAACCGCCAGCTGGACATTGCCGACGCCGCCGGTCAGTTTGTATTCGATGCCGTCAAAATTGCATTCCATTGTCACGCTTCGGTCATTGGTCGCGTCGCTGACCGGGCTGTATTCTGCGTAGGTCGCGGTATAGTCAACCGTCAATCCGCAGGCGAGCATAATGGCATTGAATTCAGCGGGATCCGCAGCCGACGGAACGCTGCCGTCTCCGCGTATGTCCACGTCGAATGTCACGGTATAAATGGTCTGGCCGATCCGGACTCCCGACGGGCTCTTGGTCCCCCGGTAATTATTCCGCTTCAGCGCATTGCCGCCCGGCACCACCCGCAGGTTGCTGATCAGAATGGCATCGGTCGGTCCGGGCGTGGCGTCCGTCCCGTAGCTGCTTTCGTTTGCCGCAACTAATACTGTGTTCTCTTCGTACATGGTTAGCTCCTATTCAAATTTTCAATCAATTGTTCGCTCTTGAATTTCCCAACGGATGTCAACTGCCCAGCAGTATACGTCACTCCTTAATTCGGGAACTATTTCTCCGGCCGTCGGCAACTGGCTATTTAAAGCCGTGCCGTTTACCTGCCGATTGGTTCTGTATTTAACTTGAAGCAGCTCGGCCATCGCGTCAACCTGGTTATATGATATCTCCGAATCGGCGATGCCCTGTTCCTCGTATAATCCAATAAAAAGATGAATGCTTGCCAGCCGTGTCGTGCGTATCGTGCTGTAGTTGTCTCGGTCCTGACTCATGATCGCCGCCTGAGTTATCTCGATTCCGAACGCCCGATTGCCATTGGCCGCGTCTTTGAATTTAGAGTCGAAGTCGTCCGGGTCGTCATACTGGACTTTTCGGGTGTAGACATTTACCACGCCCGCAACCGCCTCGGTCAGCGTTTTAATTTCCGCCGCTATCAGAGCCCAGGTCATGATTGGCTGTCCAGTCTGCGGTTGACCGCCCTGACCGCCTGATTCATCAGGCTCGACATCCGCTGCCTCATGTTATCTTTGTTCGATAAATAAGCGGTTGTCATAATCTTCAGGCCTTTGCGGGCCTGCTCGCCGCCCTGACTTTTTGCCTTCATCTTTCTTCCGATCAGGAATGCAATCGTCCGGACTTCTTCTTCTGTTTCCGGGGCAATGATCCGGCGCACCCACTCGTCCAGAACTCCCGGAGGCGGCTGCTTGGTCGGCCAGCTTCCCCCGTGTTCAATTACAAGCGAATATTTCTGCACGTTATAGATCTTGATCCGTCTATCGCCGACCCGCCCCTCGACCGGGCTGATTCTGAATCCGCCAGCATAATTCCCGGTTACTCCGTGCGCCAAAAACTGCGCCATGTCCGAGCTCTTTGAATGGATTTCGCTGGCACTCATTATTAGCCAAAGAATTAGCACCCGGTCCAGAACCTTGGGCATCGTCTTGTGGATGAAGCTCATCTGCTCGGTAACGTTTGAAAAATCTGCGTGCACTTGCACCATCAGGTGTCGTCCCGTGGATGCAGCGGTCGTCTGTGCCGGGAATTGAATTCCGTATCGTAATCCGCGACTGCCGTTGCCGGTGCGATGTGGTCTTTGTTGCCAAATAACCGTTCGCCATATCTGCGCTCGTATTCTTTGGCGCTGTCTGCCAGACTGCGCCCGGGCGCGGTCCGGTCCACTTGGCTTGCCCGGCGGCTGTCGTTCGATTGGTGCGCGGCCTTTGCCGAGCCCGTCCTGCATGCGTTTGCGGCCGCCAGATTCAGGACCGCCAGATCGTGATATGCCGGGACGTCCGCGATGTCCGAAGTGTATTTCGTAAAATAAGACACGAAGCGTTCGGTCTTTGACGGGGTGTTTCTTTGAAAGTAAATATTGACGATTCCCGTGGCTTCCTTGAAAACGCTCCAGTATTTTTTCATCAAGAACGATTTGGGGTTCTCGCCTGCCGGGTATTCGATATCCAGCAGGGTGCTGAATCCGTAAGTGAATGCCGAGGGTACCGCGTAGACGTCCGTGCCGTTTCCTGTGACCGATTGATTGGCCTCGATCGGTATGTCTTGGCTGTATTGGTCTACCGCGTTCTTGATCGCGTCGTTGAGCGAATCTGTGGCGTCGTCAAGCGTGATTCTCTGCTCTTGCAATAGGCGCGATACCTTGGTCCGGGCATCCGTCAGGCTGGAGCTCATGGTTTACTTCCCGGCCATAATTGCCGTGGATCCTGCACCGCCTGCAGCGTACTTTGTGCATTTCACCCGCACGGCCGCCCATGCGTTGTCCGCGAGCGAATACGCTGCCGCGTTATTGGCGTCCCGGGCGCTGCCCGCTATGGTGGTCAGCAGCTTGGGGCTTCCCATGTCGTTTTCTGTAAGAGTCGCCACGGCTTCTACCGTGAATGTGATCTCATTATCGACCGCGCTCTCGAGTTTAAACCAGAATGTAATGTCGTCAATTCCTTCGACGGGTATCCAGTCTCCGCTCTCGACTTTGGTCGGCGTGAGCGCAACCAGTCCGCTGAACGGTCTGCCTGGGGTGCTGCGTACTGTCATGGTTTGTCTCCTGCTTTGTTTAAAAAAAGGCGGACGGAAGAGGCTTGCCGCGTCCTCTCCCGCCCTATGCTCTGCTCAAAAACACCCTACCGGTGTGGGTGGGAAAAAAAGCGGAGCCTAAACAAGAGCCCCATAGAAAGTCCGGTAATCAGTTACCGCTCCGCCGTATTCATGGCGAGCCCGATACCGAATCTGGTCATTGGTAAACATCGCCCCGACGGTCGGAGCGTCCGCTGTCAGCAGCTGCGGTTTCTGCTTGCCCTGGACAAAGCCCAGTTCAATGGTATCCCATTTGCGGGGATCCGCAACCAGATACCAGTTGTTTGTGTCGCTGCGCAGATAGGGGCACAGAAGGATTTCAGCCTTATTGTACTCCGTATTGATGTCGTTATGCTCAGAGCCCGGGATAAACTTGGTCTTGAGAATAACTTCAGCAGCAGCTTCCAGGTCGATCGGCACAACCAGATACTTGGGCGTGATCCCGAACACGTCGTGAGTGTCCAGATCCTGCTGGCCCCACATGGCAACCCGTCCGGCGCGGAACGTGGTATTTGAAAGCGCCGAGCTTCCGCCGTTGCCGTGCGCACCCGTATACAGGGCGGTGCCGTCATAGATATCCGTGTCGTTGATGGCGCTCGTGTAGCTCATCATAAGGTCGAACACGAAATAATTGAGGGTGCGGTTTGCCGCACGCCCCATCCGCGTGGTCAGCGTGGTGAACTTCCGAAGGTCATCGCTTATGATGGCCTCGCGGCTGATACCGATATAGTTCCCGCGCTTCGTCGGAGAATAGTTCCCCGTCTCTTCCGTCGGAGTATCGAACTCCGTATACGCGGCATTTTCAGCCACGGTATCCAGATTCTCGAATTCTCCCATCTGGATGAAGTCCTGCTGCTTGAAGTCATTGATCGGGCGGACCTTCACAATTTTTTTCCACAGCGGATCGCCGGAATCATATTCCATTACCATATGCTTGGTCATGGAATTCCCCAGCATGGTGGCAAAGTCCGAGACCGAAATGGCCTCGTGAAGCAGGCTCCGTCCGTACATGGTACGCGGCTGCCCGGTCACTTCGAGGTCGCCCGTGAACCTTTCATACAGATCCCGGATCCCCCGGAACCCGCTTTCGCGGATCGGCCGCAGGCTCTCCTCGCGGAGGTCGCCCTCGCCGGTAACGATCGGCACTTCGCAAACGATATCGAACACGTTCTGGAAATGCTCAACCTTCTTGGTCCGCTCGTCCTCGGTCACCTGCATCGGGATCAGCTCCCCGGGGACATTGGCCGGGCGGTCGCCCTCGGCGATGCCGGCGGGAATCACGTCCCCGTAGACCTTCTCGAATTTGAGGATGCATTCACGCACATCCTTTTCCTCAAATTCGCTCGCCCCCTCGTACTTTTCACGCACGAGATTCTTGGCTTCCAGAGGCAGGCGGCTTTCACGGAGCAGACGGTCCACTTCGTTCTTGACATCGCGGAGCTGCATTTCCTGCAGCCGGGCAAGAACGTCCACGCCTTCAATAACCAGGCCGCCTTCCTGCCCGGTGATGTCCTTGATCTTTTCCGGCAGATTCGGCGCGTTTATCGTACCATCGTCTGCCGGTTTATTCGCGCCACCCGTGGCTTCAGCGAACATCGCTTTGAGCCGGGCTTCTCGATCCTTGTCTCTGTCCTCTTCCTGAAGTCCCTGAAGTTTCACGAGAACAGATTCTTTGTTCTCTTCATTCAGTTCCAGTTTGAAACGGTCATCCGTTTTGGCGGCGGCCGCCAGGATGGTCTTGGCCCTGTCCTCATCGGACACGCCCTCGAAAGTCATGCCTTCTGTGACGCCCGTGATCATTGCCACGAGGATCGCCTCAATAAGTCTCCATGCATTCATGCTACTGCTCCCAAAGAAAAATGATTCTACTAAAGAAAAAAAGCGTTTACTCTCAACTGGTTCTATGATTTCGCCCCCCGCGCTGGGGTGCGTTACTACGGTCACTTCGGCAAGGCTCGTTACATGCTGGACGTACCAGACCTTTTTCCCGTTCTTGGTTCCCTCTTCCAGCTCTCCTTTGCCGTCTATGGAAAGGCCGAACGGTTTTTTGATCTTGAACTTCCATGCGGACATCAAGCTTTTTTTCATCCACTCTGCATCTTCGCTTACGCAGAGGTCGGCAAATAATTTTCCTTCTGTGAGCTCGGGGTTTTTGTACCACCCGACTACGTTCTTGGGAAATCCCTCCGGTATAGCGGCACGCATAGTCGGAGAAATGTGGTTGAAGAACTCCTTAATATCAGTCATATCATAGGCCATGCATTTGATCGGTTCGCCTGCTTCATCGGCCTCTTTTACTATTTTGAACATGTCGTCCATTGACGCATCGGTATATATGGTGTCGTTATGGCTCTGCCCTTTTTCGATCAGAACCACCCGCCAGATATCTCCCGACGGATCCGGCTGCGCCTCGCAAAGCTCGAGCGGGAAATACCCTTTTGATTCTTTGGCCATCAGCTCCAGCTGCTGGCCGTCGACTTGCTGGCCCCATTGGATATCTGATTTCCACATGGTGACCAGCCCGAGGTATTCGCTCTGCAGCTTCGGCGCCATTTTCATCTGCTTCATCAGCTCCAGGGTTTCTTCGGTATCGAATCCGGTTTTGACGATCTTCGCGGCGTCGGACTTGCTCAGGCCATAGTCCTTTACGAGCAGGGTCTTGAGCATTTTTTCAATGCCGCCCTCGACGTCTCCGGCCTCTTCTTTTATCTTGAGGAAATCGATTGCTTCTTTTGTCTGGCCAATCATTTTCCCTCCGCATGACGGGCACGCGGTTTCGACGCACGGCGTTCCCTTTTCATGCGCTGCCGTTGCTCCACAGGTAATGCATACGCAGGTATCGACACCGCCATCATTCTGTTTGGGCCCGCCGACTCCCTGGCCTTGACCGGCAACCTCTTCTATGCGCTTTGCCTTCTCGGCCTCTGCCTTTGTGGCATAGCTTCCGAGGGTTTTTCCTGATTCGCTTAACACACAAAATTTGCCGCCGATTTTCTTGATATGCATCAGATAATTTCTCCTCGCTTCCACGTCCACTTCGGACCGTAGATGCAATAGATTGTGATCGTGACCGCCGTCAGTTTCATGCGCGAGATTTCGCGCTTGGCGATCGTCCGCGGATCCTTGGGCTTCATCCAGAACCGGCGGCCGCCGCCCTTGCCGGGCGAGGCGGCTTTTGCCAGATTTTTCTTATGCCCGATATCGTCCCACTTGTCAAGCATCGATTTCCCGGCCGTGACTTCCGGCAGCTCCAGCTGCTCGGGCTCCGGTTCAGGTTCCGGCTTGATTTTCGTGGAATCGAATTCGCTATAGAGTTGGAGCAGCTCCGTTTGGTCCATAGATTCCAGGTCGTCAGTTATCCCCATCCCCCGCATCTGATCGATAAATGCAGGCTTCGAAACATTCAGCGTCCACTCTTCCACGGCGGGCGCGGGGTTTTTCTTGATCGTGGTCTGGCATCTCTGGCAAAATTCCCCATCGGGCAGCGCATTACGGGTGCACTGATTTCCGCTCGCTTCAAAAATGCGTTTGCATTTCCGTTTTTCCTCTTTCTTCTTAGCCATCGTATTTTCCTCCGGTCAACAGTTTGCGGCAAGGAGGTCGTTCTCCGCGAACGAATCCTCAGTATTAAAATATGGATTACTGGCAAGGTCAATCTCGCTCGGCATTTTTAGGCTGTGCGTACATCCGCAATGAATCACTTCGCCAGCGTCTGCGTCCGGATCCCCCGGGTACAGTAGCAGCGCTTTGGTTTCCGGGTTTTCAAAAGCGTCGCCCATCGCCACGCTCGTTCCGTCCAGCATCACGTGCCCGGGCCTGGGTGTCTGTCCGGCTCCGAACATCATTCCGTGATGCCATGTCTTTTCCGCCCCGGGTATAATTTGGGCGACCTGAAGTGATTGCAGGTGCAAAGCAAAGTTATTTATTTTCATGGTCTCGGTTCTGAAGATTCTCCACGCGGCCGAGTTGACGTTCCGGATTCCCCCGGCCTGTCCCTCCAGCGTCCCGCGCATAATCTTGCTGATCTTAACTATCGCGTCCGGGGCTCCCGTCTGCTGGATCATCGCCAGCTTTACCAGCTCATAAATCTCGGCCGCTGCCTCCTCTGTTACGCTCACGATCTGCGTCAGGCTCAAATCGAATACGGCGCTTGTGAACGGGTCCATAAATACGGGGTTGAAATACGAGGCCGTCTGTGCGGTTGCAAATCTCACGTTATTGGTAAATGGTAGCAATACGTTTCGAACGCCCGCCTGTGCGCTCTGGTCCAGCGACGGGCCCAGCAGCTGTGCGTATTCCATGTTGAAATTCAGCAGAACCTTGTCCAGCTCGTCCCGGACTCGTCCGAAGTCCCGGTTTTTCCACGTGCTGGCCGGCAGCCTGTGCAGGGCGGCCGTCATATTGTCGCTGGCCGTCATAAGCAGCGCCTTGACTTGGTCGCTGTATCCGCGCAGAACGAATTCCGCGTCCTGCATCAGGGCGTTGACTTCCGCCATATAGGCTGCCTGTCTTTTGCTGGCCATTAGTCGTCTGCCTTCTGTTCGGCTTCGGGTTTGACTTTGCCAGCCGGTTCATTCTTAGCCGGTGCGCCCTTGCCGTCCTTGCCTTTCATCTCGAGCTTCAGCTGCTCGAGTTTGTCCAGCAGGTCCATGCCCTTTTTTAGTCCGAATTCATTATCCTGTCCGGGGGTTTCCGTGGATTCCGTCAGGTTCAATCCGTATTCGTTTGCGATTTTAACAAATGAGGTTTTGGCGCTCTCGGGATCCACGCCGATCTGCTGCACGCCCATGACCAGAGCTTCCGCCAGTTTGCCCAGCACCTCGGCTGTCAGTTTGCGGTCGACTCCGCTGACGCTCGGCAGTTCCCAATGGATTGCCTGTGTCATTTTGTATACATCGTCCTCGCTTGCGTTCGGCAGATATTGTTCTATCTGATAACGGGTCCGGTCCTCTAATATCATTTTGACCTGGCCCTGCTTGCGGATCAGCCGCTTCTCGATCGGCTGGCTTTGTTCCCGGGCGGTTGCTCGATTTGTGTTGTCGCCCGACACCACCCAGTGCTCGGGAATCCCGGCACCGGCAAGTGAAAATCGGGTGATCGTCCGGATGAAGGTTTCCGTGTCTGTCGACTTCAGGTCGGGCGTCATAAATTCCGCCTCAACGCGGTCGTTGCATACGAACACGGAGCTCACCCGGGGATCCGGCGGCGTGTATCTGGATACCTCTTCTTTGCTCGATCCCTTGAGTGTGATTTTCATAATGAAATGGTAAAGCAGCAGGCTTCGTTCTGCCACCTGAAATATGAATTGGTCCATCAGGTCCAGCGCATCCAGCATCGGCATCAGCTCGCTGTAGCCGCGATTCTGCGACGGCAGCCGGTTGATCTGCCACAGGAAACACGGGGCAATATATTTGTTGCCTTCCATGCCCTTGCCTGATATCTGATCTGTTGAAACCCCCAGCCGTCCGTCGATGTCCTGCATCACTCCGTAGACGTAGCTTTCGTCCGAATAATCTTTGCTCTGCGGATCTGTATAAACCCGCCAGAAGCGTTTCTGATTCTCTGGGTTTCGATCGATGTTTGTCACCAGCCGGGGATCCACATGCCCGAACTTTACAACCCGGCTTTTCGTGGTCTCCGCCACCGGCTCTATCTTTTCGCCCAGCAGATTCAGTTCCTTGATTTCGGCTTCCAAATTACGGTTGAAGTTGTTGTCGTAATCGTGGACCATCCGCGTGATAATCGGCTCGAGCGTCGCCTCGTATTCCTTGTCGATATGATACTTGATTTCGTCGCCCAATGCGAAGTCGGTCATCATCTCAATAATGCGTTTGGCGTATGGGTTGATGCTGAAGATTTCCACGCACTGTTTTTGTATCGTGCGCTTGTCCGTCAGGTTCATATCGAACCGGCCGGCATTGGCTTCGTGGTATCCGTCGCCGTCCTCGACGCCGTCGCTGAAATGGTATGCTGCTTCGTGCACGTCCGCCAGTCGCCGGGCGTATACGCCGCTTATCTTTTTGATGTCCTCGATTTGTGCCTGGGCGGTTTCCAGCTGGTACTGTTGTTCCTGAAGTAGCTGGTCGTATTCGCGGAGTTTCTTGGTTGTGGTCAGTCCGAGCATCCGAGCCCCCTATTAGGTGTTTGCTTTCGTAGGGTATTGTGACACGGATTTTATGCCTGTCAAAGCCTGGTTTTCGATAGGTGCACTTGTTACAACCGGCGGTGTGCCGGGCTTTTGCGTTCTTTTCGGGGAGGTTTTCCTTTATAAGTCGTGTATTATGTGGCTGTTAAATGGGGCAGTTTAGTAATTAAACTTCTGGTTTGGCCTTATTTTCCCAGCATTTTTCTAAAAGTTCTGTAATTTACGCCTAAATGCTGCGCTGCCCGTTTTCCGCTGCCTGCCCGCCGCAGGGCCGTCGTGGCGATCGCCCGGTCGAAGGATTCGCGCATCTGATAATAGACCGCGCCCTTGGGATAATTATCGATCGTATCGTCCAGCGATTCCTGCAGTTCGCCCTCAAACCGTTCTCTTGCTTTTGCCAATTTACGCTCCATTTATATATATCCATTTAGGGCCATTGTTGATCTCCACCGTGATGTCGTTTCCTACTTTATTCAGGTTCTTGATCTGGTCGTCCGGTATGGTCCGCCAGTCCAGCGGCTTGACCATAATCCCTCCGGCCGTTGCCAGCGGAATGTCCACGATTTCCCGCTCTTCTTTTCGTTGCCTGCCTATGCCTCGGCCGAGATCGGGAGCGCCTGAAATCGGCATGATTTTATAGTCGGGCATTGAGGCTTTGCGCACGCCGTTCCACGGCTTGCCGGCCAGCGCGTCCTCGGCTGCGCGGATGATCTGCGTTGGCTCGTAACTTCCACATCGCCATTGGTCGCACGTCAGCCAGTTTCTGCTCAGGCACCAGTTGTGTTCCTGGCACGGGTAGCACTCAAGCGTCGGCGTGAAAATCGTGGCCGTCTTATGAAATGCCGGGTTGTAATTCTTCTGAACGGTCCCGGCGCAAAAAAGGGATATCGTTTGCACGCCCACGGCGCAGGCGAAGTGGTATAGTCCGCTGTCGTTCGTGATAAACAGCTTGCATTTCGATATCAGATCAAACGTCTGGTCGATCCCGATTCCGGTCAGGTCTTTGCACGGGTATACGTATTCATCCGGCAGGCCCACGCTCGCTATTTTGCAATCCTTCAGCCCTTTCACTATTTCGGGATATCGCTGGTAGCGTTTGCGGATATAATTAAAATTATTGATTCCGCCGTTGCCGATCAGCACGTCATACGATTCGGGATCCGTGAATTTGTCTCCGCGTATCCGCCGCCAGTTCATCGGCAGCGTCGGCTTGATCAATCCCAGGCCTGATTCGAATATCTGATTATAAAATGCCACCTCGTTTCCGGCGTGCGGAACCGTGTTCTGATAAAGCACGGGGATGTCCCGGTACGGCACTCGCGTCAGGCTAATCGCCCCCTGATAATTTTTCTCATTCCACCACAGCGGTTTGTGCTGCTGATTCACCGGCGTCACGGTCGCGCCCTTGCTCTCGGCCAGGGCGGTCATGTATCCGCAAATGCCTTTCCGGTATTCGCCCATCGCTATATCGGTCGGTCCGTATTTGAGGCAGATTGCTTCGTAGCCTTCTGTCTGCTGGATCTGGTTTCCGAGTCCTGCTTTGGTGAAAAATATTACCTTCATTTGTTCGCCTTTATAAATTCTTCCAGCATTTCCGAGAACCGGTTCCCCGTATACTCCAGTCGCACCCGCTCCTGCCCGCGCCTGGCCACGGCCTGTCGTTCGGGATCGTGTGTCAGCCAGTACTGGATTTTGTCCTGCAGCTCTTCCTTGGTTTTCCACGTGTCCAGATGCACGCCCGGCTTGAACAGCTCCTCGATGCCGTTCACGTGATCGGTCAGCATAAAGCCGCCCGCTGCCAGGCAGTTAATTACCCGCTCGTTCAGATATCGGTATCCGTCCGGCCGCACGTGCGAGTTCAGATTGATCTTGCTGGTCTTGTAAATGTGCGGCAGCTCCTCGGCTGCCCGCCATCCCCGGAACGTCGTTTGTGGCAGGCCGCCAACGCCGAACCATTCGCGGGGGAACTTGTCGTTCGGTCCGTAGATGTTCAGCGTCCCCAGCCCGGCCACGGCCTCCACGATTTCAGCCCTGCCCATAAGCACCTCGGGATATTCCGCCTTTGGGTAAAGGTTCGAACAGGCGAGCGAGATATCGCATCGCTCATCGTCAACCCTTCCCGATCGGAAATGCAGGAGGTCATGCGGCGGCGGGTACAAACAGATTGCGGGCGTGCCGATCTCTCTGTATTTTGCGACCGATCCCTTGCAGCATGTTACGGCCAGATCGAACTCACTAGCTATGGTGGCCGCGTCATCGTTCTTGTCCATTTCAAAAGGATCGTCGATCGTATGGTATATCTTCGGCACGATCTGTCCGCCGGCACAGCTGCGCATCATTTTCGCAAGCCCGTACTTGTAATCGTATTTGCAGTTGCTCCAGAATAAAATATCCGGCTCAAAGCAACCCCATGAATAGCAAATCAGCTCCTCGATATTCGCCAGCGGCCGGCCTTCCCTTTTACTGCTCCTGGTCGGTATGTGTAGCACCTCATGCCCGGCTGATCTGAATCCGTATTCAATGTTCTTGGTCGAGTCCGTTAGGTCTCGGCCGCCGCAGAGCAGAATCCTCATGTGGTTTCCCTTATGTTTTTTACCATTTCTTTTTGCTGCCATTCCTTGGTCCGGTAGCGCTTGCGGTTATACAGCCCGACGTACGGATCGAAGCAGGCTCCCATGTCCAGCATAACCGGCGCGGCGTCGCCCATAATTATCAGCAGGTCGTGCATTACCAGATTTGTGGCGAAGCCCGCTGCGAAGCAAATCACGTCTGCCTCCTGTGCGTAGGGCAGGCATTGCTTCGTGATTTCCGCCGCGTTATAGACGGCGTCCGTTATGTGGACTTTGACAAACCATTCCGGGTGAACGATCTCCAGCTTGCTCAGGTGCGGTCCGCCCACCAGAAGCACCCGCTTCTGATTCAGCGCATTAAATAACGGCGCGATATATCCGTTGCAGTTTGCGGCCGAGATGGTTTCCTTGTAAACCCACGGCAGGCGCTGCATGCCGTTTCGCATCTGGTAATCGTATACGTCGCCGTCCAGATTCGGCCCGCAGTTGAATCCGAAAAAGGTGAAGCACGGATTTGTCAGCGTCTTTTCCAGCTGCTTGCCTATGTCGCCGGCCATCGGCACGCCATCGCTGTTGATCTTGCCGTCGCCGCGTACGATCGAGCTCCACTCGCCGTCCCCGTAGTTCGCCTGGCTGAACGGCCAGCTCTCTTCCACGGCGTCCACGTAATCCTTGAAATCGATTGTAAACCATTGGCACCGGAGTCTTTTTCCTCTGCTCTGCTTCATTGGTTTTCCTTAAATAAAATGCGGAACTTTCGTTTTTTCCACCACTTGTATATCCGCCGGTACAGCCCGTCCAGCGGCAGGCTAATAAGTAGCCGGGTAAACGGTCGCAGGACCGGCCAGCTCGCTATGATCGACGTCAGCTTCTGCAGCCGGTTGATCTTATGCTTGAGCGGAGTGTTCAATATTGTCCGGTCAAAGAACGTGTCGCTGAACGCCTCGGTCTTGCCGTCCCATAGTCCTTGCTCGATGCAGTAGTCCGCTATTTTGCATTTGGGGTATGGCTGAAAGATCGACGCCCATACCAGCTCCGGCCGGCACGCGATATTCAGGTCCAGAGTTTCCAGCATCTGGTCAAGCGTTTCGTTCGGCAGCCCCACCATATTCTCGGTCCGGAATTTCAGGCCGTGCCGGTGCAGGATCTCGCATCCTGCCAGTATTGTTTCCTTGCTCATCTTGCGGCTCAGCAGCTGCGTCCGGATTTCGTCGTTCCCGCTTTCGACCGCAAAGGTCACGCCCGTGCATCCGGCATGCACGAGAAGCTCGGCCGTCTCGTCCGTCAAAAGCTCGATCCGGATCTGGCAATGGAAGTCCACGCCGACATTATCGGCATATTTAACGAGCAGCTCCTCGAGGTTCGGGTTTGCCAGAAACTCGTCGTCCTGGAAATAGATCATTTTCAGCGGGTAGCGTTTGAGGTCCGTGCATTCGTCTATCACGTGGTCGACCGCCCGGTGCCGTACCCAGCGCTGGCCTTTGTATATTTTCCGGTATGTGCTGTTGAAACAATACGGGCAGTTGTATGGGCAGCCCCGGCTGGTCATCACGTTCTTGATCGGGTTCAGATAGTTATTGGCGTCCTCATATAAAAAGTCGCGGTCCGGAGGCTCGATGTCGTCAATGTGCTGCAGCGCCACCGGTTCAATAACGCCTTTGATCGGATTCTCCAGCCAGTCAATAAATGATTGCTCGGCCTCTCCGCGTATGATCGTGTCCACGCCGTCATCTTCAATGAATTCCGGATAAAGCGTCGGGTGCGGTCCGCCCCATACGCTGGGGATCCGGTACGTGGTGGTGATCGTCCTGTGCGCTTCCAGCATGGTCCGGTGCTGCCCGGTCGTCACCGAATAGGCCAGAAAGTCCGGGTCGTATACTTCTATCTGTGGATGGAAAAGCCCGTCCTTGATGCTCAGCCATTGCGCCCTGTGCCCGGCGCGTTTCAGGGCGGCCGCCAGATAGGCAATGCCCAGCGGTTCTATAATAAACGGTTCAACAATAAATAGTATTTTGCTCATGGTTTTTCCAGCATAAAGATTCGGTTGATATAATGGACTTGCCCGTCGCAGGCTTGCGGCACTTCCTGATATGATTTGAATGCAAAGCCCGCGTGCCGGGCTATCTCGATCATGGTTTCAATCGACGGCATGAATAAATGCGCTTTCATGTTTCCCAACCGCGTGGGCTTCGGCCTCTGCAGGCCCGTGTAGCCGTCCGCGTTGGGCAGAACGATCATCAGCTGCCCTTGGGCCTCCATAACCCTAAAGATCTCACACAGGGCGATGTAGGGCGCTGGGCTGTGCTCTAAAACGTGGGAAGCGAACACGATTTCGAATTTGCCGGTCCACTCGGCTGGCATCCCGTGCATATCGACGCGCTCGACCGCTGCTCCCGGGGCGTTTGCCCGGATCTCCCGTGCCTCCTCGCCGAATATGGTTATGGCCATCACGGTCTCTTCCGATCCGTACCGCTCGACCAGCTGCCGGGTCTCCCATCCGCAGGCCGGGCCAATGTCCAGCACTTTCGGGAAGTCAAGTATTCCCCAGCCGACGTTCGGCAGCATTTCAATAATTGCCTGCTTGTTTTTGAACAGGCTGGCGCTCCGGTCGATCCGATCGGGGATTCCCTCGTTGATGTCCGGGCTCGGCTGGTAATATTTACTGAGGTCCATGCTTGTTCCCCTTCCGTATCTGGATTCCGGTCTCGTGATCGGGCCGGAAGTTATATTCCTTTATGTCTCCGCTGACTGTCACCTCGTGTGTCTGGTCCTTTGCGAACGCGTCGGCCGCCAGCTGGACCAATGACTCGATATCATACGCCCATTTGTGCGTCTCCTCGTGTATCGCCCAGTTCAGCCGATCGGCCAGCGTCGGTCCGGGCCAGATTTCCTTGTCCGCCCCGAGGTGCTTCTTTCTCAGAAAGGCCTCGTCGTGATTAACGTATGCCGTGGCCAGCAGTCGCAGGTCCGGGCAGGTCACGGTCATGCACGCCCCGGGCTTCAGCAGTTCGAACGCCCGCTGCAGTAATATGATTCCCTCCGGCCTGGTCAGATGCTCGATAATGTGCAGGGCTATAATCTCGTCCATGCTGTTCGGTCCCCACGGCAGTTTGTCCGTCACGAAATTCAGCTTATAATACGGCGCCGGGTTGTCCACCGGTTTCGGCCAGATATCTATTCCGGCAAAGCCCGGCCGGCGGCATCCGCGGCCGCCGCATCCGATATCAAGTTTTCTTGGCATTGTTTTCCTCCTGTTCAAATACAAAATTGTCGCCCTTGATTCTCTCTGCTGTGTATCCGTGCTGTCTGAGAATCAAGCAGACCTGTGGAACGTTATTCGGCGCAACCTCCGCCACGATAACCGGCCGGTCGCGTTCTATCAATTCCGCTGCTCCGGTTATGGCCTCCGCTTCCATTCCCTCGATGTCAATCTTGATCAGTCCGATCGGCGGCTTGCCCGCTATGGCCCACTCCACGTCCAGCGGCCGCACGATCGTCCGTCTGAATCCCGTCACGGTTTTCGAGTAGCGCATCGTGTCCGTCATTATCATCGTGGAGGCTCCGAGGTTTCGCCGCTCGTCCGCGTAAATATTGCAGATCGGGGAATACATAATCTTCTGCCTGTCGCCTATGGCACACCGGCGGACCGTTATATTCGTCTTGTCGTTCAGCCATATGTTCGCTTTTAATAGCTGGCAGATTTCCCTGGTCGGCTCGTATGCAATGACATGGCCGAACGCCCGGGCCATGCTGATCGTGTGATATCCAAAGCACGCCCCGAGATCGATTGCCGTCTTTTGGCCGTCCGCATATTTGGCAATGGCCGTGCGTACCCACGGCTCCGGGTTCCCACTCTTGACCAGCTCGCTCACCCGCTCGTTCTCGAACACGATAAAGGCTCCGAGCTCATTCCTGCAAATCTGCCGCTCTGGTTTATCGGTATTCAAATTTGATTCCCTTCCGGTACTCTTCGTCCCACACCTTTTTCCCCAGCCCGCCGCCGTAGTGCATCAGCACCGGGTCCGTTATCTTGTTGTATTCCTTGAATTTAATGGTCAGCGTATAGGCGCATCGCTCATGCGGCAGCAGCCACGGGTCCAGGTCTTTGCCGTACATTTGCTTCCACGCGTAAACCGCCATGTTCAGCGCAAACATAGTTCCCTTCCGGTGCTCGCTGCTGGTCTCTCGCATGTCCCGCCACAGGTCAAAGAATTTGTGCGTCCTGCTGTTGACGCGGAAGCCCAGCGGTGATGCTAGGTATTTCTGGTCCGGCTCCACGCCTAAAATCCGCTTGACCAGCGGCATCTCGACCGTCACGTCGTGGTGCATCGGCACGGTCGTCATCGATAGCTCGTGGCGCATCATTTCCACGAACGGGAATCCCTCGAATAGCACGATGTCCGTGTCAAAGAATAATACCTGATCGCCCTTTTGAAAGAAGCTGTCAAGCTCCAGCTTCAGCCACCGGCTGTCCATGAATTCCCGGGTTTTGTAATTGGCCTCCGCGTGCCGGATCTCGCAGTTCGCGTATAGGCCACGGTCCTTGGTTATCACCACGATCGGCCCGCGCCATCCTGCTGCCCGGACCGAATAAACGAACCGGTATAGGTATTTCGAGTATCGGATATCGGCGATCGTGCAAACGCATTCCATTATTTCTTCCTGCCAAATGAGTGTGAGTTTATCGCCGGTCCGTCGCTGTCCCCCTGGTCGTCCGTTTTAGGTATCTGCCCGAATCCGTCATATGGGTTTTTGCTTTTGTCCGGGGTCTCCATAAACTTTACGTCAGATGGGTTATTTCCGTAGCGCTTTTTCTCTTCGGGCTGGATCTCCAGCACCCGGGTGTCATAGCCTTTCGTCCGCATTCCGCACAGCCATGCCAGCCCGCCCAGCAGCGCAAACGGCGCGGCTACAAGCATCATAATTGCTCCGATTATTCCGGCGATTCCCAGCCCCACGATTCTCCAGTATTTTCTCCACATTACTTTTCCTTTCTTGTTTCATTGGTTTTGGGATTCGGCAGTTCGATCAGCGTCGTGCCGCATTCCGGGCAGGCCGACTGGCCCGGGAATGCAAAGCCCTCCAGGCATTCCGTGTCCGGGCAGATGTGCGTCAGGCCCAGATCGTGGCTTAACAGTTCCGGCCAGTGCACGCCCCGGACTTTCATGCCGAAGAACAGCGTGGCTTTGCTTTCCGGGAATGAATTGGCCAGCGATCGCTGCAGCGCCCTCTGCTTCTCGATCGGCATCGGCTCGTCGACGATAATCGCGTCGACCGCGTTCGCGTCCAGAAAATTCCCGTTAAGGTTCACAACCTGGAACTTCTCGTGGCCGGTTATGCTTCGATAGGCTGCCCCGCATTCCCGGCACGTGCTCACCAGAAACGAGTCCCCCTCGTGTTCGCCAGTCAATATCCGTTCATGACTGTACTCAAGCTCCGCGCATTCACATTTCTTATCCATTCGGCTTCTCCTTTTTCCGTGGCCCGTTATCGATGTCGTCCCAGCTGTCCAGTATTTTCTGTACCGGGTTGGGTTTGTCCCGCTGCTCCATGTAGCGAGTGGTCGCTCCGGCTGTCGGAGCCAGCGGCATGGCTCCGCTTTTCTCGAACTGCTCGATCACCCGCCGCATGTCATCCCGGCCGCCGCTGTTGTCCGGGAGCTTTACCTCGTGGAATCCAATGTGTGCTTTGCGGCGTCTGAGTTTTGCCCACAGCCATTTGAATATTCTCATTTTTCGTTCCTTCTCAGATAGTCCTGGATAATCCGTTCGGCAGTTTCCTTCTGGTCCTCGCCCACGATCAGGCTGCTGGGATCCGGCCGCTGCAGGGTCCGGACCTGGCTTTCCAATATCTGCACCCGCTTGGTCAGCCGATCGACCGCCTCGGCCAGCTCGGCTATCTTGACCTTGTCGCCTTTAAAGAATTCCGGCCGGCTGTCCTTGAGGTCCATGTGGAGCTTGTCCGGCAGCTCCTCGGGATTGCCCTGAAATTTGAAATCGCTGTTTTCTGGCATGCTATCTCCTTCCGCGTTTGTTCAGCCCGCCGACCGTCCGGGGTTTCAGGATCCCGAAGCCCGTGGTCTGCATCGCATTGTAGTTCTGCATCCGCCGCTGCTTTGAATTTATCTCGTCCGGGCCCATGCCGTCCCGCTTGTCCTGCTCCAACATCAGGCCGAGGTCGTCATATAATACGGGCTCCCGGCCTTCCATCCAGGCCAGCATATCAAACGCATCGGCGAACCGGAAGTGGTCCTTGCCCTCGACTTTGCTCCAGCGGTATCGCTCCTCGTCCTTAACCAGCACCTTGGTCAGGCTCTCCATGCTCTCCAGCCAGAAGCCGTCCTGAAAATCCTCATAGCCCTGTGGCACAATCACCTTCCGCTGCTGCCACATTTTATGGCTTTCGCTCAGCAGCCAGTCCCGGTCGACCGTCATAATGTCGTGCTCTTCGTCCAGCGCCCAGCCGGTCAGCCGTAGCTTGTTCGCCTGTCCCTGCCGGCCGCCGGTTATGCGCACCAGTATCACGCGGGTCGCGCCCGACATATTGCTCTGAAATTCCAGCGCCGGGTTTGTTTCGGGCTGGCTATCGATCGCGGCGGTCGTCACGTTAAACCGCTCGAATACGCTGGCCACCTCATTCCAGCTTTCGCAGCGCAGGGTGCTGAGAATCATCTTGCGTCGCGGGCTGCCCTCTTTCGAGCTCACCGATAGGCTGATCTGCACATCGTAATGCTTGCCCACATCCACTCCGGCCGAGGTCTCGCATTTGCTGTAGCTTTCGAATCGCGTGTATTTCTGTACGCAGTTTTCTATCAGCTCCCGTGTTACCTGTGCCCCGCTTCCGCTGTATTCCAATCCGAGGCGGCTGTTAAAGAATAGCTGTATCTCCTCGTCGTTCCCCTCGGCCGCCAGCAGCTCCCGCCATAGGTCCGCCAGCGTGGCGTTCAATTTCATCATCTGCGAGATCTCGTATCCGCTGCGCCGGTGTCCGGGATTCGTGGCTATCCATTTGCCGCCGTACCGTTTGGTCTTTCCCTTGGTCGTCCATTTATTCCGGTCCTGCATTTTCTTGCACAGCGGGCATCTCATCAGCACGTCGCGGTTTGATTTCTCGCTCCACTCGGTATCGTATAGCTTGTAGCTGATATGGTTGCCCTCGGCGTCGTGCTTTTCCTCCACGACCGTCTCAAAGAAATCGGCCTTGAAAAATTCCTTGCATTTGCTGCACTTGTAATGCCAGACCTTCTGATCGGTGTTCACGAATTCCTTGGCTATGCCGGTATTCGGCACCGTCGGGTTGCCCAGCAGCCGCCACAGCTTGTACGGGCTGTTCTGCATGCGGTCGCTGGCCTTCTTTATATTCGTCTGGTTGCATTCGTCCAGCTCCTCGATCACCACCATGTCTGCCGGGAACGATTTGAATCCCGATGATGAATTTGAGGCCGTGATGCACCAGCGGCCTGCTCCCATTGTCCGCATGTAGCGGTTTCGGCCTTTCTTCTTTTCCGTCTTTTCCAGCCGGGCGTATTCCGGGACCGTATCGCACAGCGGGTCCATGCGGTCCTCAAAGAATTTGTTCTTATCCGTGTCCGTGGGAAATACGTGAAAAACCTTCAGCCCTACTTTCAGGGCCGCCACGATATCAACCGTTGCTTCCTCAGTCTTGCCCGTCTGCACGCTGGATTTCATCACCACCTCGGCGGCGGCGTCCTGGAATATTTTCATCATATACGGCATGTCGTCAAAGGTCATGCGCTTGCCGCTGGTATTCCTGTGGTGCTTCTGGAACAGGTTCAGCCGTTCCTTCTTTATCGCCTGCAGGATCAGCTTCCGCTTGCGGGCGTCTATCGGGATCTCGTCCTCGTTAGAGCGTTCTAAATTTTCGGCCATTTTTCTTCAGCTCTCCTTTGATGTTGTTCTCTCGGCACCAGCGGGTGTATCGCTGGACAATCACGTCGCAATAATGCCTATCTTCGTCCGCCAGGTAGCACGTGCGCTTGTTTTTCTCTGCCGCTATCAGGGTTGATCCTGATCCGGCAAACGGGTCATAGACCAGCCCGCGCACGGGGCTGCTGTTGTGGATTGCCTGCTCTGCCAGCGCCACCGGCTTCTGCGTCGGATGCACGTACTCGCCGGCCGGGTCTTTTGAGATATCCCACACGGTTGCCCGTTCCTTCATCTTGGCCAGCAGTTCAATAAGCTCTTCCTTTTTCATCTGGTCAAAATCGGATAGGCTGCTGTTCAGTACCTGCGTGGTGGCCGTCCTATCGCCATGCCAAGTAGCTCGATTTTCTTTCGTGCAATAAAATATGGGCTCATGGGCCCAGTGATAATCGCTGTGTCCCAATACCATGTGCTTCTGCCAGATCAACTGCTGCCTTATAACCAGCCCGGCCTTGTCCAGCGCCCGCTCAAAGATCGTGTGGTTTTTGGATGCATAGCATACGTAAATTGCGGGCGCCGGTCCGGTGATGCCCGGCACGTGCCGGAATACGTTGTAAATCAGTTTGAATAAATCGTCGCCCCGCAGGTCGTCGCCTTTTATAACTTCCCATTCTCGGTCGTTCGGGTTATTCGTTCCCTTGTAGCTCACCCCGTACAGCGGGTCCGTGAATACCATATCGGCCTTCTTTTTTTCGAACAGCTTCTTCACCGCCTGGCCGTCCGTGCTGTCGCCGCACAGGAGCCGGTGGCGTCCCAGGTCGAACATCATGCCCGGCTTTGCTATAACCGGACAGTCGGTTGCCTCCGTGTCGTCTCCTGTGGTGTTCTGCAGCCTGGTCACCTCAAACTTGCGGTCGAATTTGCGCCAGTCGATTCCGGGCAGCGTCACGCTGTTCATCATCTGCGAGAGGTCCAGATTGGCCTCGACGGAAAAGTCGTGGATTCCCTCGTAGGTAACGGCTCCGTATGTCGCCACGATCTGCAGCAGGATCTGCTTGGCTTCCCGTTTATTGCTGGCCGGGATCTCAACCGCCGGCAGCGGTCCGGCTAATTTCCAGCCGTCTGCAATCATTTCCTGTATGACTTTCACCCGCTGATGGCCGTCCAGTATATTTTTCTTCCACGTGAATAGCGGGATCCGGAAGCCGTGCTTCTGCAGGCTGCGCTTCAGCTGCTTCCTCTGTCGCTCGGCCAGCGCCTTCAGGTTGCCCTGGAAATCGGTCAGCTCGTCCGGGTCGTATGCGTGCGTGCCCTTGCATTTGATGGCAATCACGCCCTTTTTCGCCGAGGTTTCTCTTTTTAAAG